GTTCAATACTTTTGTGGATGATCTTCTGTCGAAGAAGAATCCGACTGTTCCGCAACAGTCCTGGATTCATTATCTTGCAACTCAGGATTTGATTGATTCTGAAACTCCTGTTGTATTTGGTCCTTACAAGCAACTGGTGAACAAGATGTATGATGCTGGTGCATATCGCGCAACGAAGTTTCAAGTGCGACTGCCTGGTATTACTCTTTCCACGGTGAACAAAGGACCAAACATTGGTTGTGTTTATGTGTATGAGAACAATCAATATGTTGCAAAGATCACTGCAACTGGTGATCTGATTGGTAATGTTTCCGAAGATGTTATGAATCTTCTGGAAGATGCCAATGATAATCTTCTGCAACTTGCAAAGATTTACGGACACGAAACTGGTTCTTGTTCGATTTGTGCTCGCAAGTTGAGTGATCCTCTTTCCATTCAGATGGGAATTGGTCCTATTTGCGCCAAGCGCCTGGGTTGAGTTCTTTATTCACACTATTCATCAAAACAATGTTCGATCAACTTCAATTCATCCCGCATCATATTCCTGGTGCAATTCAAGGAAAGTATCAGTTCAGCAATGGATGGAGTATTTCTGTTGTTTCTGGACTTTATGGAAGTGGATTATATGGTGTAATTCCAGAAGGTACATATGAAGTAGCAATCTATCGCCCGAATGGAAATATGACTGAAGATGTGATTGGATGGAATACAAAAGATGAGGTAAGTGCAATGATGAAAGTTCTCTGCCAACTCTGATTTTTTACTAATGCGAATCGCACTTCTTACTTTCTTCACTTTCACTTCGCTTCATATTGGTATGAACGCACTTGCGACTGTCAATGAATATCAAGAACAACGTGCTGAAATGTTTTGTAAATTGAATCCTGAAGTTTGTGGAGAACTGAAATGATTGAAACAACCGAACTGCTGAACTTTCTCTATAAAGCACAACAAGTTTCTGCTTGTGGTGCAGTTTTTCGTCAAACTGATGAAGGTTATAAAATCACTCTGTATTGTGATTGGCACGATGATGGCAATAACTATAAACAATCTATTTTCATTGATAACGAAGGTGAATCCACTTGGAATAATGGAGAAGACTATGATTTCTACACAATGAATGACATTCTGGATGCAATGCTTGAAGAACAAAAACAGAAAGAAATCAAAGCACAAAAGCGTAAAGAACTGATTGCTCGTTTGACTGATGAAGAAAAAGAACTGCTTGGACTAAAATGACTGAAGTTCTGAGTTTCATGAGTACATTATCTGATGAGGATTTGTATTGTGAAGATTCACTGTTCCGCAAGTTTATGTATCTGTCCCACGTTGAGTCGCATACCCCTTGTGCCACTTGTAGCACTGGCACACTAAAAGAGCACAGCGCCCCCTGCCGTGGTAGACTGAACGGAGTTCAGGGATGAGAAATGACTACTGCTCAACGGATGGAGCGCCAATTCTTTATTCAATTCATTGAACTTGTTAATGAAGTTCAGAGCAGCAAGACTAAACTTCCTTCTCAAATGAAGTCTTACAAAAAGTCTTCCTGGGTAAAGCAAGTTCAGAATCCCCGACAGAAAAAGGATGCACTTTCTCAGGTCTGATTCTTAATTCTTTTCTCAACAAACAAATGCAATTCACCAAAGCACAATCTGCAATTCTTGAAGAGATTGGTAATACCAATAAGGTTGTAAATTATCATCTGCGATTGAACGCAATTCGACCTCTTCTAAGTGCAAACATCATCAAACGTAAGGTGATGTATGATAATGATGGTCTTAGCATTGGTTATCACTGGGAACTGATTTAAGTTCTTAATTTCTCCCCAACAACCAAACAAACAAAATGCTGATTAAAACTGTTTTTGACATTGAAACCAAACAACCTGCTTATGCAGTATGTGATGCAAATCATCAATGTGGTTATGTCATCTATTCAATGACAAAAGCAATTCAAGCAGCACAATGTAAAGACTTCAATCAAGTTCAACAACTCTTCTCCAAATGAAAGAAATTACTTACAAGTTTACTCCTGATGAAGTTGAAGTTCTTCAAACATTGATTGAATTTCATCAAGGTTGTGAGATTCCAGAATGGTTAAGTGAAGAAGCATATGATTCACTATTCGATAAGGTGATGGGTGAATGAAAAGAAAGGAAATGATTCATCTATTGAATAGTGCAATAGATGGTAATGAATTGATGATTATTCTCCAAGCAATTTACAAAGTACAATGAACGATTCAACTCTTGATCTTTTCTGTCAGCACGAAGATGAAAGGTTTGCTGATGATTATGCAATGGAAATGGAACAAAAAGCAGCAGAACTAGAAGTGACTGTTGATTATTATATGATGGAGTTTATGTGAATATAATGATTTCGTTATATTAAAAAAGGTGTAAATAAATGTATATGAGTTTTCAACATACCTGTGGAAAAGTCTGTTAAATCTGTGGAAAACTTATAAACAATTAAGTTGTAAATGTCTTGATAAATGCTCTCAGGTCTTGTAAATGATCTTATAAATGTGCTCAGGTCTTGTGATCTTGGCCTGCACTCTATCACACTTCCGCCGATTTGTCAAGCACCCCCAGACACTCATAAAACCGCCACAGTATAACAATAAAACAGTATTGTTATATTAACATAAAACAGCAAAAACACATCAGAATAGCACAGAACGCCAATTCTGTGTTATTTTTTATACTCATACATAAGACTCAAAAGACTCAGACACATCAGAAACTGGCATATTGTCTTATGAGTCTCAATGTTTTTGCTGTAGACTTCTAGGGCGGTGTGAGGGAGGGAGGATTCATAAGAAATACAAAGATAAATTGTAATACTTATAGACACTCCCAGACCCCTCTAGAATCACCTACAACACGCTTATAATTACTGTTTGGGGTAAGGACACCTAATACTCCCAAATTAAAGTATTGTGAGAGTTTTATGACATCACTTCATAAAACTCAAAATAACTTGTATAAATAAAACGATTATTTGATTCACAGAGCAGCACTTGAACTTATCCTACGGGGTCATAAGGTAACAATCTGACAGAAGAAAACAGTCAAAACACAACTGAAAACGCTTATATTATCAGGCGAACAGGGTTTAACATAAGATTTCCCGATGTGCCGAATGCCCGATGAACAATATCAAACTCATTCGTGATTAGATGCTTTTCGTAGCATTTCTGAATTAGCATTAACTTATACAATCTAATTCGAAATTCATTCGTGATTAGATAAGTTTCGTATGCCAATTCATAATATCATATCACAACTGAATAAGAATGTCAATTCATTCGTGATTAGATAAGTTTCGTATAGATTCTTCTCTAATGAAACTTTATAGAATGCAACTTGAAATTCATTCGTGTTTAGATAAGTTTCGTTCAGATCTTTATAGACCGACCGAAACAGTTGTTGACAGTTATAAATCATTCGTGTATAATAGTTTTAGTTTACTCCTTGATAAATTCTCTATATGAAGGGGTAGTTTTATAGTGTTTATTTTCGTGGTTCGTCTTCTTGACAGGTCAGGTCATAAGTGTTAGAATAGCATCAGTTCGTTCTAATCTCTCTACGTACTACTATGAATTCTTATCTGTCGGCACAAAAGCAGCGTTATCGTATCACGTTAGAATTGGAAGTGATGAGTGATTTTAATCCTCATCAGTTAGATTGGAATAAACTCTTTCAACTTGAATCTAATGAAAAGGTAGAGAGTTATGTAGAAGATCTCTCTGTGTCTTGGTGATTCTTATTACATAGCACCATTAAAATCATATAACACACGCAAGTTGTAGCAGATTGTTTATATCTTTCGTGTGTTTTATAGTATTATTGTGCTCGTTGATATAAAGAACTCATCGTTCTGAAAGTATAAAGAATAAAACAGTGCAGTTCTTTATACCATTCGTGAGTTAGTTAGCTATTTTTATAGGGTGTTGTTGTCTATAAAGTAGCACAATTCGTCGAAGTTGGTATAAACATTCGTGTTGTTTTATACTATTAGACAGCGTTTTACATGCAGTTAGTATAAAGAATGACGAATAATAATACTTATTCGTCAGCAGTTTGTTATTCGTGTTAGCAGTTATTTGTTTTTATTTGTTATTGTTTATATCGGGCGTTGCCCCCGTTTATAAAAATCGATAAGTCCCTAACCTACAGAGGTGACAAATCGACCTCTAAATATCACTCTCATAAAAATTTTCCGGATGTATAATGATCTCTAAACCCCCCCGCAGAAATTATCAAAGACGCCCATATTGGAATTTCTGGAAGGTAGTCTTTGCGGGATGGTTAATACGGTATCCTGGTAAAATGCTGAGAATATTCGGAGTGCCCCTTGGAATTTTGATAGTAATGATATATAATGCAACGACGAAATAAAAAATTTCCGGAAAAAATTTTATGAAAAAAGAGGAAAAAGTATATCACATATACGCAAAGGGAGAGTGCATCTATCACAGTTTATCAGAGGAAAAATTCACTGAGACCTGGGAGATGTTGCACAGAATGGTTGATTTATTAGGTGCAAATATTTCAGTGAAAGATTTAGAGTATGAGCAAGTTTATGTGAATAAACTCATACCACTAAACTCTTCATATTGAGTCAATTTGACAAATACTAAATAGAACGATAAAATTGATCTGAAGGTTATTTTAACTTATGGCAAAAGGATTTACTGTAAAAGCAGCAGCACCAAAACCCAAAGAACAAGATTGGGATTATGATGCAATTAAAGAAAGAATGAGAGGCAAGTCGATTGTCTTTTGTTTACCTGGAAGAGGATGTTCCTTTATCTTTCTAAAATCATTTGTACAACTCTGTTTTGATCTTGTACAAAATGGAATGAGTATTCAAATTTCTCAAGATTACTCATCAATGGTTAACTTTGCCCGTTGTAAGTGTTTAGGAGCGAACGTTCTTCGTGGTCCAAAGCAGATTCCTTGGGACGGCAAACTACAATATGATTATCAACTTTGGATTGATAGTGATATTGTCTTCAACACAGAAAAGTTCTGGCAGTTGTGCGATCTTGCTCTGAATGAAGAAGGAGAAGAGAAAGAAGTTGTTGCTGGTTGGTATGCCACAGAAGATGGGCACACAACCTCAGTAGCACACTGGTTAGAAGAAGATGATTTCCGTAAGAACGGTGGAGTCATGAATCATGAAACTGTTGATTCAATCTCTAAGCGTCGCAAACCATTCACTGTTGACTACACAGGTTTTGGATGGGTTCTGATTAAGAATGGAGTATTTGAGAATCTTGAATATCCTTGGTTTGCTCCTAAGATGCAAGTCTTTGAGTCTGGTGCAGTTCAGGATATGTGTGGCGAAGACGTTTCATTCTGTCTTGATGCAAAAGAGGCAGGATTTGAAATCTGGTGTGATCCTCGTATTAGAGTCGGACATGAAAAAACTCGCGTAATTTGATAAACTTCTAATAGCATTTCTCGTTTTAAAATCATGGAGGTAATTTATGGCTAAAGGTGGTATGAATAAGACGGTGTTCGAACCAGGAGCACCGAAGAAGACTCGTCAAGGACGTTCTTCTCGTACATTACTGAGTGCAACGTCTCGTAATGGACGTAAGAAAAGGTATAGAGGTCAAGGTAAATAAACTTCTTCAAGTGCTTAAATAGTTTAAGCACTTTTTTAATGCCCCAAAATAATGACTGAAAAAGAAGCACATATTTTGAGTTGGATTAGAGAAGTATCAAAGGTTAGACCAGAATTAAAGGGATTTGCCATCTGTCCCTTCGCTTCAAATGCAAAATATAAGATTATAGAATGCTCTGCAGAAGAAATTCAACCGATTGAAGGATATCAAGTCATCATTTATATCATAGAAGACTACTTTGGTCTTGATTCCGTGCAGTTTTGGGTGGATTTTTATAACGAAAAACACAAAAATTGGAAGTTTTTTGAAGATTGTGGGTCTTATGATACATACATTCAAGGAATTAAGACAAATAATGGAAAATATAACCTGATTTTAGCACAACCAACCCAAAAATTACGTCAATTTAGAGAAAAATTAGCAAAAACTGAGTATTATAACCTTTGGGACGATGAATACTTGAAAGAAATACTTGAAAGTGACTATGAAATTGTAAAATCACGGGATAGCAACCCCGTAAAAAGTTCTGATTTTCATTAATCAGGAGCAAAATGGACCAAAAAATGTTAAGAGAGATTGCAAATGACAATCTAACTCCAAAAAAACACGATTTTTTAATCCAAAATGAAATTCATTCAAAAATTCGTAATGATGATGACTATGATGATTGGGAATATGGAACAGAACCTCTTTATGAATCAAAAAAACCATAATAAATAATACAGATTTTATAAAATTTTATGCCTGTAGAACGGGTAAGTAAGGGATTTAAAGACCTAAGTATGACATTTCAGGTTAATCCTGTAAATTATGACCTTATTGGTCTTAAAAATGAAACTGCAATTGCCCGTTCTATTCGCAATCTGGTTTTTACATATCCAGGAGAAAAATTTTTTAATCAAAATCTTGGTTCAAAAGTGAGTCGCTCACTTTTCGAAAATATGGATGAAATATCTGCATCTGTTATTAAAGACGAAATTGAAAATACAATTAGAAATTATGAACCAAGAGTGAATTTAATATCAGTAAATGTGTCTCCAAATTATGATAATAATGAATTTTACGTAACTATCAATTATCGCATAGTGGGAATTGATGTTCTTCCACAACAGTTATCATTTGCACTTCAGCCAACACGATAAATGGCACTAGTTAATTTCACAAACTTAGATTTCGATCAAATAAAAAGTTCAATTCGTGAGTATCTCAGAGCGAATTCAAACTTTACTGATTATGATTTTGAAGGATCTAATCTATCAACTCTGATTGATGTTTTAGCGTATAATACTTATATTTCCTCATACAATGCTAATATGATTAGCAATGAGGTGTTTATTGATAGTGCAACGCTAAGAGAAAATGTGGTATCTTTGGCAAGAAATATTGGATATGTTCCACATTCTCGCTCTGCAGCAAAGGCAAATATTTCATTTTTTGTAGACACATCTGGATTTTCTACAAATCCCCTTACATTAACTCTTAAATCTGGTGTTGTTTGTACTTCCAATACTTCATTTGGTAATCAAAATTTTTCTTTCATCATACCTCAAGATATTACAGTTCCTGTAGTTAATGGAATTGCTTTGTTTGAAAACGTCGATATCTATGAAGGATTTTTTACAGTTAATAATTTTTTAGTTGATGCAAATAATCCAAATCAAAAATTCATATTAGATAGTGAAAATATTGATGTTAACTCAATTGTAGTTTATGTAAGAGATACTCAAGCAAGTACAATTAGAAATTCTTTTAGATTATCAAAAAATTTATTCGAAATAAACTCACAATCAAAAGTTTTTTTTATACAAGAAATAGAAGATCAAAGATATGAATTAATTTTTGGTGATGGTGTTTTTGGTAAAAAACTTGAAAATTTAAATTATATTGAAGTTTTATACAATATCACTAGTGGAGAATCTGCAAATGGCGTTTCTTCTTTTAATTTTAATGGAAGGGTTGTTGACAATAATAATAGAGTCGTTACAACAGGATTTTCTCTAGTTACTACAAATTCACCATCTCAAAATGGAAGAGAAATAGAATCTGTAGAATCTATTAAAAAGTATGCCCCAAGAAAATATTCTTCACAAAATCGTGCGGTGACAGCAACCGACTATGAAACTATTATTCCAACATTGTATCCAGAAGCAGAATCAATTTCTGTTTTTGGGGGAGAGGATCTAACTCCACCAAAATATGGAAGAGTTTTTATTAGTATCAAACCAATAAATGGTCCTTTTGTTTCAAATCAAGTAAAAAACAATATTAAAAATTCTCTTAGAAAATATTCTGTTGCGGGAATTGTTCCAGAAATTATTGATTTAAAATATCTTTATCTTGAAACTGATGTTACTGCATATTATAATTCAAATGCAACGTCAGATCCAAATTATTTAAAAGATTCTATTTTTAATAATATTAAAAAATATTCAAATTCAAAAGAGCTTAATAGATATGGAGCTAGATTTAAATATAGCAAATATCTTAAAATAATTGATGATTCAGATGTAGCAATTACATCAAATATCACTAAAGTTGTAATGAGAAGAGATTTGAGAATTGAATTAAATAAATTTGCAAGCTATGAAATATGTTATGGAAACGAATTTTATTTTAAACCTACATCTGGATATAATATTAAATCATCTGGATTCAATATATCAGGAATAAGCGATACTCTTTATCTGTCAGATCTACCAAATTCTGATGGATTAACTGGAAGTATTTTCTTTTTTAAATTGCAGTCACCGTCACAACCAATTATTGTAAAAAGAAATGTAGGTATTATTGATTATAAAAAAGGAGAAGTTCGATTGTATCCAGTAAATGTGATATCATCATTAAAAACATCTTTTTCTTTGCCAATAATACAAATATCAGCAATTCCAAAGTCGAATGATGTAATTGGATTGCAAGATTTATATTTACAACTAGATATTAATCATAGTACATTAAATATGTTATCTGATGATATTTCTTCTGGTTCAGACATTTCTGGATCAACATACAAATTTACATCAAGCTACACAAACGGAGATCTTGTAAGAAAATAATAACATGAAAGAAACCAGAATTAAAATCAGTTCAGTTATCGAAAATCAACTCCCACAATATGTTTTGGAGGAATTTCCTCTTGCTTCCGAATTTTTATCGCAGTACTATACTTCCTTAGAAAATCAAGGAGGAACTAGTGATATACTTCAAAACATAGATCAGTATATTAAAGTTGATAATTTAACAAATTTAATTGAGTCTACATTTTTAACATCTAATATAACTTTTTTCGACTCAACTATCAATGTAGATTCTACAATAGGATTCCCTGATTCTTATGGATTGATTTTAATTAATTCAG